TGCCTTTCTACAGGCAATGAACGCCAAGACCCTCGACCCGATGGAGTACGAGCAGGTGGTTCAATCACCTAATCGGTTCGACGCGGTAGTGCAATGGCACCGAAGGCACCAGACATTCTCCCAGGTTGGAGATGATCCGGCGGCCTGGTTCGAGAAACAGCTCGAAGCGAAGCTTGCTGATCCTGCGTTCCAAACCGCGCTGCTAGAGAAAGTGCGAGGTGGAGCTTCTGCCAGACCCGGGGCCGTGAAAATTCCGCCGTCTCTCTCGAAAAGCTCCGGAGCTAACGGAAGCGGGGCCGAACTGGGAGACATGAGTGATGCCAGCTTATTCGCCCACGCTATGAAGCGGTGACGAGTGAATGGTATTGCCGGTTCAAATTTTGAACCATACCTACAGGAGCTGCGGCCATGGCCGTAACAGTAATTGATACCAATAATAAACTCATTCGGTTCACTCAGCAGATCAACCGAGAGTTTGTTAGACAGAATATGTTCTCGCCCTACATGAGCGAGAGCCTAAATGCTATCATCCGCATTCGGAACGAGCTGAAAGCTGGCGGCGAGGATATGAATATCCCGCTTGTCTCGAGGCTCCAGGGCGCGGGTGTCGCCACCAGTACCCTGGTCGGTAACGAAGAGAAGATCGACAACTACGGGATGCGCCTGCGGATCGAGTGGGCACGTAACGCGGTTGTCACCACCAAGGCCGAAGCGCACAAGGACTCAGCCGATATCTTTGGAGAGGCCAAGCCACTCCTGAGTGACTGGGGCCTTGAGCTTCAGAGAGACGAGACCATCGCGGCGTTGATGGCCCTCCCAACCGAGACTCTCCCGACTTCGTCGGGTGGGGTAAGGGTTAATGGCATCCAGTACGATCTCGCTACGCCAACGCAGCGTAATACGTGGAACACTGACAACTCAGACCGTATTGTCTACGGCGAGAAGCTCTCGAACTTTAACAGTGTCCATGCGACGGCGCTGCTGAACGTAGGCCCGACGAATGGAACGTTCACGGCGACCAACTTGGCGTTGATGAAGCGGGTCGCAATGCTCGCCAATCCTCATATTCGGCCCTACAGGACCGAGGATGGATACGAGCATTACGTGACGTTCGCGGGAACTGACACTTTCCGGGACCTGAAGAAGTCCCTCGAGACCATCAACAAGGACGCTCGTCCGCGTGAAGTCGCAGGCCTGAAGAACCCCATCTTCCAAGACGGGGATCAGATCTACGACGGAGTGATCGTCCGGGAAGTTCCGGAGATTAGCTCCTTCGTCACCAACGTGTGGACCTCGCTGATCACTGCGGGAGTTGGTGCTGCCCGCGTCGAGCCAGTGTTCCTCTGCGGCCAGCAAGCCGCGGTGTGGGGCTGGGGCCAGATGGCCAAGCCCACCTTCCGTAAGGAAGATGACTACGGGTTCATCACGGGCACGGGCATCGAGATGGCCTATGGCATCGGCAAGATGTTCAAGAAGCATCCGAACACTGGTACCGCACTTAAGCAGTGGGGTATTGTGACCGGGTTCTTTGCCTCACCAACTGACTAAGCGGGCGAGCCCGAAGGAAGGAGACTCTAAGATGGTAACCCAACTCAATCGAGCCACTCCGGCCCGAGAGATCGGCTACGAAATTGTTCAGTACCTCGCAACGCGCTTGACGCTATCGGGGGCTGACACTTTTGTCAAGGTCGGAACACTGCCTCAGGGCAGTGTTCTAATGAACATCCTGACGAGGACTATCACGGCCTTCAGTGGTGGTACACCAGTGCTGGGGGTTGGTACTACCCAGACAAACGTCGGCGGCACCGGAGATATTGCTACAGGTATCGCTGTGACAACTGGAAGCGTGCAGACGTTTCCGTTGGCTGCTCTGGCGCAGCCTTTTGCGGCTCCACAGGACGTGTATGTGGGGACTTCGGGTGGAACAACTGCCGGTGACGCTGTTGTCGTCGTGCAGTTTGTGAAGCCTTTGGCGTAGGACTCCCTGAACTCTAAGGGGATCGAAAGGTCCCCTCTTTTTCCAACCGAGGAGGAAACGATGGCGCAAGTGAAGTGGATAGGCGGCGAAGGAGACGGCGGGGTAGAAGAGTCCACTGGTTTCAAGGGTATTGTCTTCAAGAAGGGCGAGGCAGTTGAGATTGAGGACCCGGCCATTCTCGAGACCGCAAGTCAAAACCCGCATTTCGAGGTCACCGGATATGAGCCGCCTCAGGAAGATGAGGGTGGAGTGAAGTTCTGGCCGCCACCCTCTCAACAGACCGTGCCGGGTGAGGTACCGAAGGCAGGCGATCCTATCCCCGGGACAGTTCCAAAGCCTGAGCCTCAGAGGGAATTTCCCGAGGCCCAGCCAGGTGACTCGCCTGAGACGGCTAAGAAAGAGTGGCCTAAGATCTAAGGAGACGTTCAGTGCCCTTAAGCTCTATGTCCCAGCCTAGTCTGAGGTTACGGGTACTTCCCCGGTTCCCGGCCAATGTACTGGCTGGGACAGGGATGAGTATCACCAAAAACGGTGCTACCTACGTATTCGCCACGCAGGCGATTGTGCAACTGCCTCTTACCGCACTTCAAGATATTCCGACGGACTCGCTCGTTGGTAGAGATGATACGGGAACTGGCAGTCCACAGATAATTTTCCCGGCCGGCGGCCTTGGAATGACTGGGGCTCATACCCTGGAGCTTACTCCAAATAACCGTCTGCGGAGTCTGTTCTTTACTATTGCCGGGGCGCCGATTAGCACTGGCATCAAACAAGACTATATCAGTCCGTTTGCTTGTGTGATCAGTAAGGTCAGTCTGTTGGCTGATCAGGTAGGCAGTATCCAGCTCGATATCTGGAAAACGTCTTTCGCCGCTTACCCTCCAACAGTGACCAACACGATCACTGGCGGGAATAAGCCCATTATTACGAGCGGGACTAAGGGACAGTTAACTACATTGACCGGATGGACTACATCAATCTTGGCAGGAGACTGTCTGCGGTTCAACGTGGATAGTGTGACCGCACTGAACCGGGTCGCAGTGTGTCTGGAGGTAAATACAGTATGAGCAACTCAACTACAGTTACACGAGACGGTATCGTATTCGAGGCCGCACAGAGGCTCAACATAGTCGGCACGGGCCAGTCTCTCGATCCTGAGTACGGGGCGCGGATTGATGCTGCCTTCGATCCGCTGATCAACCAGCTGGCCACGGACGGCATCTGCAACGTGGTAGATGATATGAATATTCCGAACGCTTGGTTCGATGGACTTTCTGGGCTACTGGCCAATCAGTCTGCCTCGGTTGCTGGAGCTAGCTTCGATCCTACGATCAAGGGCTATTACGAAGGGATGTTGAAGCGGGTCAGTTCGTCACGACCAACCTACGTGATACAGGAGGCCGAGTACTTCTAATGGCTTCTGAGATCGTATTCCCGCCGTCAAGCGCTCCGGGACTCCGTCCACAGGAGGGTGGCGGGCGTATTATCAATGCTTTCGCTGAGCAGGCACCAATAGGCGCCCCGTCCAAGGTTTTGCATCGGCGAGTACCAGGACTCATTTCGGTAGCTAACTCAGGGTTTACCCACACGCGAGGCTTTCTTGATACCGGGGCAGAGGTAATTTGGGTACAGGATAACCGCGTAAACGTGTTTGACGGCACCTTGGTGCCGATTGATCGAGGCCTGCTTGCAGGCACTGACTACGTCACGATGGCCAAGAATAACAAGACTGTTCCTGACGTAGTCGCGGTTACTAGTAACGGCTGCTTTAATATTTTCACGGGCTCCTCTCCGACCCCCTTTGCCGATTTGGACTTGCCAGCCAATCCAACAAGTGTCTGTGACATGGACGGATACTTCGTTTGGTCCTTCGCCAACGGTACGATCTATGCATCCGATCTCAATTCGGTAAGTGTGAATGCTCTTTCGTTCACCACCGAGCAAGGCTCGTCTATACGAAGGATGATTAGGTTCGCTGGCAGGCTGTATTCTTTTGGGGATAAGTGGTGTGGAGTTTACACGGATGTGGGGACTCTTCCATTCCCATTTCAATGGCAGGTGCAGATACCCAGGGGTATCGTGGGGACTCACGCTGTCGCGGGCTGGGAAGTAGGGTGGTCTAATCAGTTGATCTGGGTGGGGGACGACTTCGTAGTGTACCAGCTTAATGGGTACACGCCTACTCCTATCTCTACGCCTGACGTGAGTAGGGCTATCCAGACTTGCGTAGCCGAGGGTAAGCGCGATGTGATAGTCGCGTCGGTCTATATGTACGGCAACAATGCGTTCTGGGTTCTTACTTGTCAAGGAGACTGGACGTGGGAGTATAACCTTACGACCGGTTCATGGAACGAGAGACAGTCGTACAACCAAACGTGCTGGAAGGGCATCAAAACTATTCGAGCGTATGATAAGTGGCTCGTCGGGGATCAATTCACGGGCCAACTCTACCAGACTAGCGAGACCTACTTCCTCGAGGGAACTGATCCATTAATTTGGCAGGTTGAAAGCGGGGTTATACACTCGTTCCCGCGTGGTATAGCTATTTCCCGTGCAAGTTTCAATATGACTGCTGGTGTGGGGGATTTCTCGATCGTACCAAATCCGGTAGTGGAAATCTCGTGGTCACTTGATGGGGGCTATAGGTACGGTAACCCTGTGCTCAGGAACTTGGGATTGCCTGGCGCGACCAAGTCTCATCCGTATGTTCTTCAGTGTGGCCTTAGTCGGGGGCAAGGAGTTAGATTTAGGCTGAGGCTGGCAGACCCATGTCATGTTGGGTTGATGGGTGGGATGCTCGAGGGCGCTCAGAAGGGGTTCTCTGGATGACCAGGCCCCTTGATCCTTTTAGTGAGGTTGTCGATACTAATCGGCGCTGGACGCCGGAATGGTATACGTGGCTCCAAGGACTGAGTACTGGCGGAGGAACTTTTACTGATCCAGTCACATTTCAGGGTACAGCTACATTCCAGGGTACAGTCACATTCCAGGGTACAGCTACATTCTTAGTTTCGCCAACCGCCCCAACTCCGACACTCAGTGACAGCTCAACCAAAGTTGCGACAACTGCTTTCGTTCACGGTCTTATAGGAGTCCTGTCTAACTATCTCGGAGGTCTTACGTTAAGTAACGATTCTACGACATCCGCTACATTTCTTGATGTCGCTACGGGTGCCGCTTGCAGTGACGATAATACCACTTTAATGGCCTTGTCATCTTCTATCAGGAAGGACTGTAACTCAGTATGGGCGGCTGGTAATAACAGTGGGGCGCTGGATGGTCCTGTCGGTAGTCATTTAGTAGCAAGTACTTGGTACCATGTATTTCTTATAGGTCGTGTTGACACGAATACAGCCGATATATTTATTTCTACCAATGTAACGTCACCGATCCTGCCGCTACCTTATACTAAGAAGCGGCGTATCGGCTCGATCAGGACTGATGCGTCGGCTCACATTATTAAATTTGTCCAGATTGGGGACCAGTTCCTCTGGGCTGCGAGTACTAATGGAACTGTAAGTGGAACGTGGGACTTATCTAGCGTCGCTGTAGCAGCGACACCAGGGACGTTGTTTACACTTTTTACCCCTCTTGGGATCTCTACCAAAGCCTTGCTCTGGGTTGCCACAACAACAGCAATGGACTTTCTACTAGTATCGCCGTTGACAAACACAACTGTTATTGCAAGTTGGAACCTTGGCAATGCTTCAGTAGCAAATGTTCAAGGGTATCAGTATGAAATCTGGACTAATACGACCAGTCAGATACTCGTCATAGCTGCCACTGCGCAACCCAATGGTTTCTTTGTTTCAACAGCTGGATGGACTGATCCTCGAGGTAAATGACGATGGCAGATATTCTTGGTTCATTGACCAACATCTTCACGGGCCAGCCCGGGATTGATGCATCTCAGCAACAACAACAGTATCTTCAACAGCAGGCCGCGCTCACTAACGCGCGCATAAACCAGGCTCAGGGTACTGGTATTGGGGCCCTCCAGAGCGGTCAGCAGGGGGCTCTCGGCGCCATCGGAGCGGGACAGCAGGCAGGCGAGAACTACATCCAAGGCTCTGTTGATCCATCAGTCAGCGCGTTGTATGGTGGTCAGAACGCTGGCGTCGGTGCTCTTACACAGGGGCAGCAAGGTGGACTTGCCGCACTTCAAAGTGGTGTGTCGAACGCAGTCAATGCGTATTCTCCAGTGTCGAATGTTGCCGGGGGATATGGAGCAGCTAGTAATCAGGCACAGCAAGCTCAGACTGACGCACTTGGACTCAATGGCCCAGAGGGCTATGCCAGGGCGGTTTCCCAGTTTCAGGCTGGGCCAGGCTATCAGTTTCAACTTGGCCAGGGCGTAGACGCGGCCACTAGAGCCGCCAATACCGCAGGTGGAAATTCCCTGAGTGGTAATACGCTGAAGGCCGCGCAGGACTACGGTTCCAACCTGGCCAACCAGACCTATCAACAGTATCTCGGCAATCTTCAGAGTCAGCAGAACCTCTACGCGCCGTTGGCACTGCAGGGGACTACTGCGGCTGCTCAGGGCACTGCCGGCGCCAATCTCACTGGTGCCACTAACGCAGCCAACGTTTACACTGGAACTGGATCGAACCTTGCCAATCTGTATGGTAGCACGGGACAGAATGTTGCGAGTACTTATGGCACCGCTGGACAGAACCTGGCCAATATTGCTTATGGTGGCGGGGTACAGCAGGGCAACGTGTACACTGGTACCGGCCAGAACATAGCCAATCTCGTGTCCGGGCTCAGTGGACAGCAAACTGCGTTCACCACTGGCCAAGAGGGACTGAATGCTAACGCCCTCCAGGAGCAGGCCCAGGCCGAGCTTGGTGGATCGCAGAACCTGTGGAACCTCATTGGCGGTGGAGCAAAGCTCGCGGCGGGCGGTGGATGGCTGCCAACAGGATCGAATACTCCCTATAACCTCGGTGGCACAGCAAAGAGTTAACCATGGCCGTAGGATATAAGTATCCAAACGTTGACTTCAGTTGGCTCGGTGAGCTGCCTCAGATCGCCGACGAAGCCAGTACGCGCAACGCCCGCAAGCAGGCCCTCGCGGGGCTTGACTCCTCAGACAGTGCATCTCTTGAGAAAACCGCAGCCTCGCTTTTGCGGGCCGGCGATCTCGAGGGCGCTACGAAACTGTTTGGGATTGTCCAGTCCCGTAATGCCCTGGCACAGAAGGGCTCGGCAGACGAAACCTATAATAAGGTTATCCTGCCAATGATCATGCAGGGCAAGTTTGGTATTGGTGGAGGAGGAGGCGCAGCCGCAGCGCCATCTGGGTCGTATTCACCGCCAGCGCCAGACACTGGGTCTGCCCCAGCAGGCCCTCCTGCGGGACTTCGTCCGTGGCCCACCTCTCAGGCCGCACCACCCCCTCCAGTAGCTTCGGCCACACCACCTCCGGTGGCCGCAGTTGGAATGGCGCCTCTTGGCCCTCCGGGTTCCTCGGCACCGGAAGACCAGCCGCCAAACCAGCAGGTCGCTCAGGCCGGACCTCCGGTAGCACCGCCGCAGACTGTGCCGCCGCCTGTGCCCGTGCCTGGGCGACCTCCTCCTGGGACTCCTGGAGTACCACCCCTAGGCTTCAACTCAAATATGACTGTGTTGCCCGGGACACTGCCAGAGGCACCAGCGCCGAGGCCTGCGCCTAGACTTGTAGGACCTGGGCAAGATCCAGCTGATATTGCTGCAGCCGATAAGGCCTATAAAGACGCTATTCTAGCTGGTAGTAGTAAAGGGACGCCACCCGGAGTGCGTTCGGCAACAATGGCCGCGCTTAATTCAGCGCTCGAAAAACTCAAGATCACTCCGGAAGAACGTAACTACCATGTAGATCAGGCTCAGCGTCAGGGACTAGGATTGCCCGCAGTCAGCATGACCGATTGGCAGAAGGGTAAGCAGGGCTACGGTCCGCTGCTCGATGAGCTTATCAAGACCGATGCAGACGTACAGAAGCGCGGGAACAAGTCAACTGACGTGCTCCAGTCTCTAAACACGCTTGATACCATAGCCAAGAGTCCTGATTTCCAATCGGGTAAAAGTCAGGCCCTGGTAAATAAGGGTGTCAGCCTTGCATATACGCTGGCTGGAGTGGCTAAGAACCTGGGCGTCCCAGACCAGTATATTCCGTCGCTGGATGACATGAAGTCGGCAAGCACGGCGCGGTTGGGTGAGATGTTCTCGGGCCTATCCAATCAGCTTATCTTTAATGCATTGGGGGGTCTGGGCGCTCAGATATCGAACAGTGATCGGAACTTCGTATCGGATAGTTTCCCCAACCTCAACTTGACACCGCAGGGCAACAAGCTGCTCATCAAGTATCTTCAGGGTCAGTACAGTCAGGATAAGGCTGCTGCGGCGGTAGCCAGAAGCTATCGTAAAGAGTATGGAGTCAACGCTGACGCACCGGGACTCATTGACGCGGTGCAGAAGTATAGGGACGACCATCCTCTTATCGTGGATAAGGAGGGTAAGTTTACTGATCTAGGCAAGGAAATGCAGGGTGCGATCGGAGCCAACAAGAGTATCTACGACGTGACAGCGGCTCCTGGGACGCCCGGCAGGCTCGGACTTGAGGCTGCTGGACGAGTTGTCCAACGGGGTGCCCAGGACGTAATGCAACAGGCTCCTGGAGCCTTTACGGGACCGAGTCCAACTGGGGGGTACTTGCCCGGTGTTGAAGCTGTTCGCTCTGGGATACAAGCAGTAGGCAGTGGATTACGTTCGGGGGCAGAGACAGTAGATAGAGCCGGGACCTCCGGCGTTGAGGCAGCTAAGTCAGGTGCTCAGGCAGTAGGTTCGGGTGCTCAGGCAGTAGGTAGAGCGGTGGCGGCTCCATTCCAAGGGGTGCCCGATCCTCAGTCTGCTGGATTAATAGGTACTAGGTTTAGGTCTGATCTAGAGGACGCAAAAAACCTTGTGAGAGACATAGGGGCGATAGGAGCGAAGATAAAAAACGTAGGTACTGGGGATCAAGATGCGGATTATACTGATGTACTGAGACAACACCCACTAGGGTCCCACATCATTCGATCTCGCGGTAAACTGTACGTTCGCAGGCCTAATGGCGATCGAATACCGATGGAGTAAGAGATGGCTAGAATTACGCTGGGCGATCTGCACCCGCGCAGGGTTCCATTTACGCCTGCTGATCCATCGCGGGATACCTTTGACCAGCGGTTCAACCCGAACGACGTTCTGCGAGAGTACCTCGATCAGCAGCGAGGTCTTCGCCCTATTCGCCCCGGGACTCGGGAGCGCTTTGGTGATCCGTCCAAGGTCATTTCGCAGGACACGCCACCTCCACTCAGTGTACCGCCCTCTTTGGGTATGCCTATGCCCCGGACAGCACAGTTGGCAGGGCGTCCGGCCAGCGGCGCCTCGCCCGTGGGGGCTCCTCCTGGACCTTCGGGAGCCCCCACGCCTGACTACGAAGTAGTTCAAGGACCATTGACCGCCGAACAGCACGCTGGCCCGCCAGCAGATCGTACTGCATCCAGTATAACTCCCGCTGGCCAGGGTGGAGGGATGGATGCGACAGCGCTGTTCAATAGGTTGCCTGACTCGATGAAGCTCCAAATTCTGCAGATGATCAAAGGGCAAAGTAATGGGTAGCCTTTGGAACCGCTCAGGTACCATCGAACGGTACGCTGACGATCTGCGCGCGCCCGGGGCGCAAGCGTTTTTCTTTCAGGGCGGGACCACAACTCCGTTCACGGTCTACAGTGACTCGGGAGAAAGCTCAGCTTATCCAAGCCCGGTTCTGGCGGACTCCGATGGACGCTGGCCGAATATCTTTGTGCCCTACACGACCTCTTACGACGTGCAGGTTAAGTCTGCGGATGGAG